TGCATTATCAATAATGTTGGCCAGTCCCAACACACGGTATCTGGGTTGGTCTGGCCAAGCATGATACACAGGGTCCCGGCCCCACTCTAACACAGTAAGGCCACGTGCATCGTCGCCGGCATCTGCATAGTTGTGCGGAAAGCAGTTACCAATGTAGGTGATGTTCTTCTTGGTCTGGCGTTTGTGGAAGTGTCCAGTGAACACATGTTCAAAATTGTTAAAGTCTTCTCGTCGCACTTCGCCGTGATCCGGCATCTCTACCATGGCATTCATCAAGTATCCGGGCAGTTCAAAATGCCCAAACATGTACTTGCCCTTCAGACGAGAGATACGCTTGTGATCGTCACCAACCAGCCAAGGAGCAATAACCACATTACCACTGGAAAACCAATCGTTACAAATTTCAACATTGGGGAGGTGGCGTGCCCATTCAACACTTTGAATATCACGCTTGTCCCTATAATATAGATCGTGATTTCCAGGAATAAAATATACTCGATCAAAGTTGGCATTCATGTGCTCCAGCGCCCTGAGGCTGTAGTTTAGTGTGACGATGTTGAGACTGGCTCGGTTGTTGTGCCAGTCACCTAGGAACATGCAGGTCTCGCAACCTTCCTCTTTTGCCTTAGCAGTAGCCCACTTTACAAAGTTCAAGCAGTCCTCATTGTGAGTGGTGCTGTTGGATTTGAGTCCAAAGTGGATGTCTGTGAAGATCGCGGCTTTGCGGAATAAGTTCATGGGGTATAAAGTAGTTTTTTTAATTGTACACTAGTTGTAGGGAATATGTCAAGACCATGACATCGGATTTCATATCCTAATTCTCTTAATCTGTATTGTATCCATACTTCACTGGGCAAAGGTAACGGATCCCATACCATATCTTTATCGGTCAACGTCGAATCAATGATCTGATTACAGATGCTGTCCTGGTTGATATATTTTTGTAATTTGATATTTTGTTCATGATACGGCAATAAGTTACTGATAGGCTGCCGAATATCCAATTGTAAAAAATCTACCAAGTCAATGATAGTATTCTCAAAATCATGTAGTAAATTTTTTATAAAGACATAACGGCAGCGCGGTGATTGCCATCGATCTGGAAAATACCATTCTACCTGTGATCTCCAGGCTGGTATAAGATACAAACTTAGAAATTCTCGTCGTATCCATTGATCAATATTCTCAATCGAAGTTCCTGGTGCAATAGGCCAATTATCGTATAATGTTTTTATATCTACACGAAATTCAAGGGGATTACTCCATACATGTAACCACCAGTCATCCCAAATTTTGTAAACCCAATTGTTTATGTTAAGTAACACCGAATCAGAGTCTGGATAACAAATAATTATTTTGTCAACTGATTGTAAAATCTCATTCAGTTGATCACTTAGTGATTCGTTTTCTTTGGTTTTTGCGTGTAGTCTAACAAACTGATTATGCTCATCTTGTTGCAAATATTTACGCCAGCTTTGCATACCCGTCAAGTAGTATCCTCTGGAATGATGACTATTGCCATTTTTGCCAAAGGGAGATATCAGATCGTCAGACGAACATATTCCGGCCAAACACCATTGTAAATAAGTGCCATATGCCCCGACATTATATATTATAGGAACGGTCATTTTTTAATGTACTTACAATCCAGCTGCTAACACTTTAAAGAATAGATCAATCACATTGGGTGATATAACTTCTGATCATTGACGGTTGTTGATCAATCCAAAATTTGATAAAATCATAAGTGACCATTGGTCCAGGAAATCCTAAATGGCTTTGTATTGTTTGATAAGTTGATTTGAATTTTGTAGAATTTATAAAGTCGTTAAAAAATACTGTTAGCAGTCTTGAGTCTACGATATTTTTATATGTGATTTCCTTGTCACAATCGCCAGGCATTACAAATTTCGGAACACCATCGGGAACAGAATTTTTAAATTCTCCCAACCACTCAATGAGAGCTTGATCACCATGTGTTTTTGGCAAAAATCTTATAATTTTACAATTCTCAAAAGCATCAAGTATCATTTGTACATGATGATCTCGATACAGGTGATTTGAAAATAATAAACAATCCATCTTTGACCAGTTTGTTGACTTTGATGACAATATGTCTGCAATATCATAAAAAAATTGATTATCAAATCTTAGCTGATTGATTTGCAACAGTTTGTTTATATGTTTTTGGTCAGATGATTCAAATATCACTTTTCCTCGGTGGTTGATGCCTTTAAATTTTGCTCCAGTTTCGACATAGTGAAAATTTATAATACTAGCCAGCAAATCTCCAGCCCCGCCGGGTGGATATACTATCCAGGTGCAACGATCATCGGGCCCAAAATCAACGCCATCAACAAATATTTCAATATTTGGGTTATAATGTATCATTCATCTAACGTGCTTATAACCGGCCCGGACATGGCGGCCATACCAGCTTTGCCTGAATTCTGGCGGGTCCAGCTAGGATTGAGACCATTCATCTCCAAGATGTCGTCGCGTATGTTCTGATTTTTCTTTTCAATGTTCAAGATACGAGTGAATGAGTTGGTGATAGCAGCAGTGTAATATGCAAATGGGTTCTGTGATTTGGATTCATCAAACTGCAATCCAATCTGGCTCAACTGCAACAACGCCTGTCCGCGCATCTCTTCATTGTAGGTATATCCACGCCAGTTGGATCTAGTAGCATAACGTTCGCACAGCTTCATGAACATGGTGGCCAGCTTGCGGGTCATTTCTCCGTGATCCTTGGAGAACTCTCCAGTTTCAAGATCACCGCGCCAATGACTACGACCCACCATGAAAGGTGCTTTTTCTTCGTCTATCCGGTAGTGTTCAAATGGTGGAAAATTCAATCTCACATGATTCATGCTCAATACAGGAACATCTAATAGCTCAGCCAATGGATCATCTTCTTCCACTGCGTCATCAAGATCTAGTATATCTTCCAGACGTTTGCGTTTGGCTTTGGCTTCTGCTTTGGTTATTTTCTTTGGAGCCATGGGCACATGATCCCACACAGTGATGCGAAAAACTATGTCTGTGTTGGGAATTTTTTTAGGATCTACAATCTCACCAGTCTCGCGTTTGATGCGATCTGCACGATTGCGGCGTGCTTCGGCTATGGTTCGTTGATTGATCTTGACAAGACTGGGTAAGATGATATCAAATTGATGATCTGCCACACGGTCTCGGTACCAGCAGTAGTTGTTTTTGCTTAGATGTATTTCTTTGAGGATATCTCTGTTGTTGAGATAGTTAACACGGGGGGCTGACTTTGGTAATAAAGACATGAATTCTCCTGATATATATTTATTGTAACAGATTCTGCAGGTTTGTCAACCTTTATATAAAGTATGCAGTTTTTCCACCTGCTAAATAAGATACAGGAACAAAAATGGCATACGATCCCAATCAAGCAGGACTGTTTAACAAGCTGATACAAAGTGGCCTAAACACGGCCAATGCAGCCTTGCAGGCCGGTATTACTTCTACAAAAGATTTTGCATTAGGAAACAACGGAAATCTCGGTGGGCTGATCCCCGGAGCCAATGCTGTGCCGGCAACTGCCCAATCTGTATTCCAGTCTGTGAATTTTGCAGAAACTGTGTCTGGCCAACCCACACAACTGGCAGCAGCAGCCATTGGCGCTGCACCACTTTTTACACCACAAACTATAGAGATCCAACCGAGACCGGTTGCTGGACTAGATCTCACAGCCACCAGCCCGTTTGCTGCGTTTACTCAAGCACAGGCTGTGCCCCGTCCAACATTGGCAGCCGAGGCAGCACCCAGTCCTACTGCATTCTCGGCCACAGACCCTAGAGTAACTGTGTTTGGTCCTCCACCAATTGTTTCTACAGTGCCGGATAATATTCCAAGAGTAGAAGTTAATGGAGTTGGACAGGTGCCCACAACAGATACTGGGTTTATACAAGCACCCGGCGAACTAGGTCGTGGAACTGCTGCTCCCGAAGTGGTCACAGCGGCACAATTAGGAACCCAGGCATTTCCAACAACTGTTAATCCAGCATTGGCCGAACCGGCACCAGTTCTAAATATACAAGCGCCAGGCGAACTAGGTCGTGGAACTGCTGCCCCCGAAGTAGTCACAGCAGAACAATTAGGAAGTCAGACATTTCCAACAACTGTTAATCCGGCATTGGCTGAACCAGCACCGCAACCGACCATATACAATGTTCAAGCACCCGGAGAACTAGGGCGCAGTACCTCTGCTCCGAGCCCAGCAGACGTCAATACAGCCGGATTACCGATACGTAACGAAGAAGGGCAAGTGGTGCAGGGTATTCGTATGAATCCCGAAACTGGAGAAACGTATTACACTGAACCACCATTTGACCCGGCCAATCAGAGTCAAGCCGAAGCCAATCGTCTAGCAAATCAACAGGCAGCTGCCGAAGCCAATACTATCCAGCAGGCCACTCTACAATCAACTTACAAACAACCCGGCAATAATGACTGGCGATTCCGTATCAGCTTGGCCGAAAATTCCAATTATCTTTACAGTCTTATTAATAATTCGGAAAAAGGTGGCGGAGCCGGTGCTGCAAATCCGGGACCGGGCATACTGGCACCATTGGCAAACACCGGTGGAGTTGTATTTCCTTACACTCCGAGTGTGACTTCGTCATATCAAGCTAGATACAATACCTATGAGTTGGTGCATTCAAATTATCGCGGCGCTTTTTATCAGAGCAGTTATGTTGGCGACATAAACATCCGTGGAGTATTCACAGCACAGGATACCACAGAAGCTGCTTATATGTTGGCAGTGATACACTTTTTTCGTTCAGTGACCAAGATGTTTTACGGTCAAGACGCACAACGCGGTGCGCCTCCACCACTGGTATTCTTGACAGGCCTGGGCGATTATCAATACAATCGACACCCTGCGGTGGTAACACAGTTTGATTACACATTGCCCAATGATGTGGATTATATCCGAGCAACCAATCCTAATAATTTTGGTACTGATCTATTGAACAGGCGTACTCCTACTGCTGCGTCGCCTGTTAAATCCATAAGCGCAATTGGTACTAGACTTTTAAACTCTCTACTGACAGCTGGCGCAGAGTCGGGGCCACCGGCTCGGGCGCCTATCACTAACTCGGTGACCAACACGGCTAGAGCCACATATGTGCCTACCAAGATAGAGATCAGTGTGACTCTAATGCCTATGCAAACACGTGATCAAGTAAGCAAACAGTTTAGTTTGCAGGGATTTGCCAATGGCAGCTTACTAAGCGGAGGATTCTGGTAATGGCCACATATGACACCACCAGCCCGTATTATAATACACCATTTACACAGTTCTATCTGGACAAGATGGTCAATAGACCCATCCCCATACAGAATGACGATTTGACTTTTACTATCAATCTAACATATCAATATCGCCCAGACTTGCTGGCCTTTGACCTTTATGGATCACCATCATTGTGGTGGGTATTCTATCAACGCAACCCTAACACTTTGACCAAACCACCGTTTGATTTTGCTGCCAACACATTTATCTATCTGCCCAAGATCAGCACATTGAAAAACGTATTGGGATTCTAACACATGGCTACCAAATTACCAGCAGCTACTCAGTACTCATATCCCAGAGTGGAGGTCAATGGTGTTGGCAACACCGGAGTTGAAACAGTAACCAAACAAGCGGAAAAAAATGCTGCCGACAACGCGCAGGTCCTGGTACAACCACAGGCCAATGTGCTGGATAAATTCAACAGCTATACCTATCAAGCATCGGTATATCTCATGAGTCCACCGCAATATCGTAATCTATTAGATAGTGCAGATAGAAATATTCCCGATGCCCAACTATTGTTCCAGAGCGGCGGCACCGGCGGCAAAGGCAACAAGTTCTTTGACAATGATTTTTATATAGACAGTATAACCTTAGAAAATGTTCTAGCTGGCAAACAAACACAATCAGCACACATGACCACCACGTTGAAATTCACAGTGACCGAGCCCATGGGCATAACTTTGCTAGATCGATTGAAAGATGCGGTTGTTGATTTCTCTCCAACTGATGCGTCGGGCAGAGTAAATTTCAGCGCAGCTCAGTTTCTCATGGTCATACGATTTTTTGGCTATGATCAAAATGGAAAATTAACTGCGCCAGGCATACCCGAAATGGCCGGAAATACCATCAAGCCCAGAGCTGTGATAGAAAAATATATTCCATTCTTGATCACAAAAATCAATTGGAGCGTGGGCACTAAACTGGTCACTTATGATATCGAAGGTGCGCCTGTGGGACAAACCACAGGCGGTAGCATCGGGCGAGGAACTGTGCCATTTGATATCCAGATCACAGCCGGGACGATAGATGAATTTTTTGGAGGCAATGTAAGATTGCTTAATCAAGAAACCGGCGAAGAATATCAGTCTGATGCTCCACCAAATGCTGCTGCTGCACCCGGTACTATCAACCAAAAAGTCACCCGCGGCATAATGACTGCATTAAATCAATTTCAACAAGATTTAGTCAAGAGAAATATCTACACTATCGCTGACACATATGAAATTGAGTTTGTGGATGCAAATGAGATCAAGCAAGCGATATTGCAATTGCCTGTTGACAAAGTTGATAAGAAAACTTCAAATTCAGGACAGCCGGCAACTGTATCAGCTGCCAGCTTGGACTCAAACAAGGTTGTAACAACTCCGGCCAAACGGTCATTACCTATCACAGCAGGGCAGTCACTCACACAGGTGATTGACTTGATCATACGCAATAGTTCATATATCAATGGTCAAGCTGCGGTAACTAACAATCCCGACGGTTCACCGGATCCTGCAGAAAAGCCACCGCAGAACCCAATGAAGTGGTTCATGATCTCATATTCTGCCAGGCCAATAGGTGACAAAATTGATCCCAAGCGCAATGACTATGCTTACAATATAAAGTATACCATTACAAAATACGAAGTACCAAACTTTGACAGCACATATTTTCCAGTAGCTGCGTATCCTGGGCTGCATAAAGAATACAAATATTGGTTCACTGGGGAGAACACCGCAGTTCTAGATTATTCTGCCAGCTACGATGCCTTATACAACATAACAGTTAGTGGTACCAAACCCGGCGACTCTGCACAAGATGCACGACGTAGATTGCTGACCAGCAGCGCAAGAGACATAGCCAAATATGCTTATAGTCCTCGCAGCACACAAGGTGTGGGCTATGGCGATGGCAAAAGCAATGAATCCAGTGCCAATGCTGCTGAATATCTTTACAGCCCAGACACATTGCACAGTTCAAGATTGAGGATTGTTGGTGATCCTGCTTGGATACAGCAAGGTAGTTTGTTTAAACCTATTGATCCGGCCACATTCAAAGCCGAAGCCAAGTTGGGATTCATGCCCGACGGTACTATCTCTTTTGACAGTGCGCAAGTTCTGTATGAGATCGCATGGCAACGCCCCGAAGACTATGATATCAAAACAGGACTAGCAGATCCCTATGCAAAAACATTTAAAAAATATGGGCAGAGAGAACCATTACAAAGCAATATCTATCAGGCATTGAAAGTGGTCAGTGAGTTCCGTGGCGGCCGATTTGAACAAACTATAGAAGGAGCATTGTATTTGTACAGCAAACCACAGGCATCAATCACTGTGCGGCTGGGAGAAAATGAATCCAATGCTGAAACAAACAAACTGGCACGACAAGGCAACCCACAGGCACAAACTGCATCACAGTCAGCAGCGGCTGCAAACAGTGGAGGCAGTCTCACAGCGTTTGGGTCCGGTGCAAACAATCCATCATTGACATCGGCTGCTGCCGGCGTGTCAGGAACTGTAGCAGCACCACCGCTTAATACAACAACAACAAACGGTTCTCCAGATTCGCCAGAAACCGCTGCGGCGCAATCCGCTGCAAACTCTGTGCCTAACGTAGTTTCTTCTCGACCGTCAACTCCGGTAACTAGTAATGGGCAAACAGTTGGGGTTGGTGGATACGGATTCGGTATTCGCGCACCAAATGTATTACCACCCGAAGGAAGAACGACATTGAATGAATTACAAGCTGGTGCTCAAAATACACCACCTCAACTTACACGTATAGACGCATAATGGCACAGAATAATCCACGCAGCAGAGGAAAATCACGCAATTATAAATTTGATCGCGGTGGCATACCAGCGGAGTTTGGCCCGTTTACCGGTGTGGTCAAATCCACAACAGATCCAACTCGAGCAGGTAGGCTGCAAGTGTTTATCGACGCATTCAGCGATGGTGGACCCGGAGCCGAGGACGATCCTACCAAATGGACCACAGTGAGTTACATGCAACAGTTTGGCGGATCAACACCACCACAACCAGCAGGTGGCACCACTGGTTCCTACGGTAGTTACACAGGAAATGAAAACAGCTATGGCATGTGGTTCACTCCGCCGGATGTGGGAATCACAGTACTGTGTGTATTTGTAAATGGCCAACGAGACCAAGGATACTACATTGGCACAGTGCCCGAACAGGGATTGGGCAGCATGTTGCCGGCCATTGGTGCCAGCTCTAGATATATTATTGACGATAAGAATGTCAGGCAAAAAAAGTATTTTGCCAATGCTCCATTGTTACCAGTGACCGAGATCAATGTCAATAACAATGAAATTTTTAACAGTCCAACATTTTTCAATCAACAGAAACCGGTGCATAGTTATGTTGCCGCAGTGCTTTTCCAGCAAGGACTAATCAACGACCCCGAACGTGGTCCCATAAGAAGTTCTAGCCAGCGAGAAACACCCAGCGCGGTATTTGGTGTAAGCACTCCCGGCCAACCAATCTATCAAGGTGGTATGAAGCCTGATGACATCCGTCAAAAAATAAACGACGGGAGTATTACACCCGGGCAAGCACAGGTCATAGGCCGAGTAGGCGGTCATACTCTGGTAATGGATGACGGTGACTTGGAAGATAACAATCAACTATTCCGATTGAGAACCAGTAAAGGTCATCAGATCACTATGAGTGATAGTGGAAACTTCTTCTACATTGTTCATTCCAATGGGCAGACTTGGTTGGAATTTGGTGCAGAAGGCACAGTGGATGTGTATGCTACCAACTCTATCAACATGCGTACCGCAGGGGACATAAATTTCCATGCCGACAGAGACATCAACATGTTTGCCGGTAGAAACGTACAGATCAAAAGCAACAACCGTATGCAGTTGGAAAGCATGGGCAGCATGGTACTAGATGCACAACAAGACATAACCATGTACAGCAAAGCCACCATTGGTGTCAAAGCCGACGGCGCACTGACCATCAACAGCGCATCAGGCAGCTGGGGTAGCGGAAGTGAGTTAATAGTCACCGCGGATCAAATTGATCTCAATGGCCCAGCAGCTGGTCGTGTGGCTACCCCCAATCCCATAACCAAAACTATTTTTGATGACGTACAATTCAAAACCAGCACAGGCTGGGTGACCAACGCTGACAATCTAACCAGCATTTGCAGCAGGATAACCACTCATGAACCATATCCATATCATAACACAGGTGTAGATGTCCCTCCGTTCGAGTTTGAACCTGGACAACCCGATCCACCACCGGGTGCAGTACCAGTACCACCTAATGTAGAACTTGGAAGGGTAGCATAACATGGCCGGATTTACATTTAATTTACCCAATGGACAGGTATTCTCACTCAAAGGTCCGTCGGGCCTTGACTTTGCCCAGGCCAAAGCCATCTTTGACCAACAAGCTGCCACAGGATCGTTAGTGGGACTCAAGCCCGGCGATGTACTAAGTGCAGCTACACAGGCCCAGGGTGGATTACAAAGTGCGCAGGCTGCAGTGGGTCAGGCATTAAGTGGTGCCACTGGTGCCCTAGGCGCTGGCATCCCTGGTGCTACTGGTATCCTAGGCAGTGTATCAAAAAGTCTTGCCAGTGTAGGAGGAGCGTTGAGTGGTAGTCTTTCTGCAGGAGTAACAGGACTCACAGGTGCTATTGGCCCGGCAGTATCTAAACTACAAGGCGCACTTACTGGTGCCGCCGGTGGAATCACTTCGTTAGCTACCACTGCTATTGGAACTCTTAACAAAGCTATATCAGGGGGAATTCCCACCGGCTCACCAATCAATACTGCTGATTTTGCCAAACAGATTCCGGCATTGGGATCAGTTGGCAGTCTGAGCACACCGGATGTGACCGGACTGTTGGCCCAGACGAAAAATTTAGTAGGGCAAGCAGCAGATAAACTGAGCAATTTTAAAGGTGTGGGATCGTTTGGGCTTAACGTGCCACAATTAGAAACAGCAGGAATTCTTAAACCTGGAACATCGGCTTTACAAACTGCTAGCGGCGCCTCATTGAGAGACATGCTCAAAAGTGCATCTGCATTTACAGGAAAACTAGGAATAAAAAGTGCAGATGCCTTGTTGGCCAATGCTCCTGCTCAGGCACAGATACAACAAGATCTGATGGTTAAAGGCCTAGCTGGTCTGGCAACTCTTGGTGTTCCAACTGGAATCCTCAGCGGTCCTGCTACAGGCGCCGTTGCTGTATTAGCAGCCAAGAGTGTGAGTAATGCCGTATCTTGGCTCAAAGGGACACCTGCTGCTGCTGGTATTCCAACATCGGCTGCAACTGCTGCTGCTGCTATCGCGCCTGGAGTGACCAACGCCGACGCTGCCCGCATGAGCGCATATGCAGTGAATCTCACACAAGAAAAAGTTCCACAGGTGTTCAAAACACAGGTCACACCAACACCTGCAGAAAACACATCCAATCGAGATACAGTGACTGCTGCCACTGATGGGCAGTTAGATCCCAAAATTCCGCCACCCACCTTTACCAAAAAAGACAGTGACCCTGTCACCGGCAGCAAACGTGATGCGATCACTGCCGGATTTGACGCATCAATAACTGCACTTGAAACTTCAAATGCACGATTTGAAACTCTCTTAGGAAATGTGCAAGTATTAGAAAATCAGCAAGTGATTACTCAACAACAATTTGATAGTGTTGCAACTGAATGGAAAGCTGCGGCAGCATATGCCGACAATGCAAGAAAAACCATTATTGATCCTGCGTTTGCGTTGTACGAGGCTGCGGTATCGTCGTATAGTCCAAGTCTAGCAGAACGTTCGGTTAGCTTGATAGGAGTAAGAAACAGTACATCTCCGGTAAGATTGCAATTTTATCAATTGACATCGGAAATTAACTCAGCACAACGTGTTCTGCTTATTCGGGCCACGGGTCTACAGACCAGAATCAAAGAATTAAAGAAACGCATCTCTACCAATGTCAGCTGATTTTTACCGGTAAATACTGTATGGCACAAACATTCATAGGGTTCAACACAATCAATCAGTTCAAGAAATTCACCTTGACTGATTATCCACTGATCAAACAAGATCTTTTGAATGCATTCAACATACGTCAAGGCGAACTGCCGGGCCGACCAGAATACGGCACCTTGTTGTGGAATTTCTTGTTTGAAAATCAAGTGGAAGAACTGCAAAACAACATAGTAGATGAAATACAACGTGTGGCCGGTGGCGATCCTAGAGTATTCATTTCAGACATACAAGTGTTTCCACAAGAAAATGGTATCCTAATCCAGCTGGAACTGACCATCACTCCCTCAACAGACGCATTACGGTTGTCTATATTCTTTGATATAGTGACTCGACGAGCTAGTTTTATTTAGGTATAAACTACGCAGTTTTTTGTGTCCATAAATAAACAATAAGGCACAAAAGGTCAAAACCAATGGCAACAACAACTAGACAAACAGCAATCTTCGGAGTAGAGGACTGGAAACAAATCTACCAGACCTATCGCGAAGCTGACTTCCAAAGCTACGACTTTGAAACTCTGCGAAAAAGTTTTGTTGATTACCTGCGCCTATATTACCCTGAAACATTCAACGATTACATTGAAAGCAGCGAATTTATTGCTCTACTAGACGTGATGGCATTCATGGGGCAAGCACTGGCCTTCCGTACTGATCTCAACACACGGGAAAATTACATGGACACTGCTGAACGTAGAGATTCAGTAGTTCAGTTGGCAAACTTGGTCAGCTATACTGCTAAACGTAATACAGAAGCACAAGGCCTGCTCAAAGTATTTTCAGTGGTCACAACAGAGAACGTCACAGACTACAATGGTGTGAATCTCAGTAACGTCACAGTAGATTGGGCAGATCCTACCAATCCAGACTGGCAAGAACAATTTACCACCATCATCAATGCAGCATTGGTTGATACTCAACGGGTGGGTCGTCCGGGCAACCGCCAGACTATCTTGGGTGTGCGCACCGATGAATATGGCATCAATCTGGTACCGGGCTTTTTGCCGGTGATACCTTATACTGCCACAGTAGATGGCATCACCATGCCTTTTGAGGCTATGACCAGCACGTCTATTGGCGAAAACTATCTATACGAACCCAGTCCTAAACCCAATCAAGCATTCAACATATTGTTCCGCAATGATCAACTGGGATTTAACAGCAACAACACCGGTTATTTTTTCATGTTCAAACAGGGTGTGCTACAGAATCAAGACTTCAACTTGGCCGAGCGTATTTCTAACCGTACTGTGAATATCAACATTGATGGTGTCAATCAAGAAGATCGTTGGTTGTTCCAGTTGGATAATGTGGGCAACATCAATCGTGAATGGCAGTATCAGGAAAACATTTACTCAGCTTCTGCAGAACAGATCGGAACCAGCCTACGTCCTATATTCACTGTGACCAGCAGAGCCAATGATCAGATCACATTGGTGTTCGGCGACGGCGTATTCAGTGAAATTCCAGTTGGTACATTCCGTTGCTATGTTCGTGCATCTAATGGATTGCAGTACATCATCAATCCTGAAGAAATGCAATCGGTCAGCTTGCCCATCAGTTATATCAGTCGTAACGGCAATCTTGAAACTGTGACTTTCACTTGTGGCATCACACAACCTGTGAGTAATAGCCAATCACGCGAACCAATCGCACAGATCAAACAACGTGCACCGGCACAGTATTACACACAAAACAGAATGGTCAATGGTGAAGATTACAATCTTTTCCCATATACTCAGTATAACTCCATCCTCAAAAGCAAAGCAGTGAATCGTGCCAGTATCGGCACCAGCCGCTATCTTGATCTAGTGGATAACACTGGCAAATACAGTAGTACCAATACCTTTGGCAGTGACGGTGGCCTGTGGGAACAAAACATATTGCCCACAATACTATTCACCTGGAACACCAGAAATGAAATCGCAGACGTTATAACCAATCAGGTGCAACCACAATTGCTTTCGCCTATTGTAAAACAATTCTATTATGCAAATTTCCCTCGTCAAGCGGTCAATACAGGAACCACAGCATTAAGCACTTGGCAACAGAGCACCACGTTGGCAAATCAAACCACTGGTTTCTTCCGTAACAGCACAGTGACTAGTACCTGGCCCAGCGGCACCCCAATTCCAGTGGGCAATGTGGTTGGTACTACAAATCCGTTCTACTTTGTTACACCGGGCGCATTGATCAAATTTGTTTCGCCCACTGGATATTACTTTGATCGTAACAATCGATTGGTACAAGGATCTCCTACTCGGTCTGATGAAACATTGGAAATCTGGGCCAGCCCGTTACAAGTTATAGGTGATGGGTACAACGGAGGGTTGGGCAATCTTCCATCCGGCGCAGGACCGATCACATTGAACAATTTTGTGCCTACAGGTGCTATCGTTGATAGTATTATTCCTTTGTTTGTGACAGACTTGCCGTTGTCTCTAGAAACAGCTATCAGTGAGCAGATCGTGTTGTATCGCAATTTTGGATTGGGATATGATAATGATGGATCTGTGACAGGAACTCCGTATTCGTGGTATCTGATCACCAGCACTAACTTGGATCAAGATGCTGCTTGGAGCCAAACAGTACCGGGGTTGGCTGGTAATCAAAATGGTGTTAATACAGATGCCAGTTGGATGATACAGTTTGTCACAGTGAATCAAAGCTACACAATCACTTTCCGTGGATTACAATACAATTTTGGATCTGTACTGCAGACCCGATTCTTCTTCTATGACGGCCAACAAGTTTATGACAGCCGCACTGGCACAGTGGTCAAGGACTATATCAATGTACTAGCAGTCAATACACAACCGGATTCTACTGCGCATCTACCAGGTGATATCCCGATGACCATCATCGGCCAACCAGTTGAAAGTGATGGATATGTGGATGACTTCCAGGTACTAGTCAGCTATCGAGATTCAGATAGTGACGGAATCCCAGACAACCCAGACTTTTTTACAGAAATAGTTGCCCCTGCAACAAATGCAAATGAGAAACTGGTGTTCTTGCAGCAGACTGTGGATTTTGACAATCTGCAACGCTATCTGTTGGTAGAACAAGGACGAGTAAATTCTGACTACGCTACAATTGATGACATCGAACTGGTCAAGAGTGAATGGTCTCCAGGACAGGTATTCTATGCTTATAGCCAAGACACATTCTACGAACTCAGTATTTCGGTAACCGGAGTACGCACATTGGTAGAAGTGTCAGGATGGATAGCACGGGTTGGCCGTCAGAGCCTGTACTATCAGTATCGTCACAACTCGCCATTGACCAACAGGATAGATCCGGGCACTACCAACATTATTGATCTGTACGTGGTACCCCAGGCCTATTACACCTCTTATCAAAATTGGATCAGAGATACTACCGGCACAGTAACACAACCTGATCTACCTACCATTGATGAACTGAACACAGCATACCAAGGGCTGCAGAATTACAAAATGATCAGCGACAACATTATCTTGAACCCGGTGATATTTAAACCAATGTTTGGTATGAAAGCAGCACCTGAACTTCGTGCTACCATCAAAGTTATTCGCGCTTCTAACAGTACAGCCAGCACCAGCGAAATCAAGAGTTCAGTTGTGGCCGAGATGAATACTTATTTCAGCATTGACAAATGGAATTTTGGAGACACATTTTATTTCTCTGAGCTGGCAGCATATCTACACCGTATGCTAGGAACCATCATCAGTTCAGTGGTATTGGTACCATTGAATTCGCAAAAGTATTTTGGTGATTTATATGAGGTACGGTCGGCGCCAAATGAGTTGTTTGTTAATGCAGCGACCATTGACAATATTGAAGTGATTGAAGCACTTACCAGTACCAACTTGCGCACTGCACCTGGTAGCGGAGTAATTTAATGGCCACTATACGTTCGGTAGATTTACTCCCACAGATTTTTCAGACTGATACCAACAAGCAGTTTCTAGCTGCCACATTGGATCAACTCACACAAGAGCCAAAGTTCA